GGTTGTTCCCGCCATTCTATTTTAAATTTAAATATATGACAAAACACAGTTCACATTATTATGATTTTGACAGGAACCAACCGTATGACCCAAACAAATATAAATCATTGGATGACCATTTGAATAAACCACAGAAAAAACAAAAGGTGGAAACATATGACAAAGTGATTACGTTAAAAGTATCTGACGAAACATATGAGGCATGGGAATTGTTAAAAGAGAATTGGGGTGATGTGATTGGTTATGACAATGACAGTAAAATATTTGAGTTTGCAATTATTGAGGCATTGAATGTTCCAATATCTAGTTTGGGCGGGTTTAACATGTAAGTGTTAACAACACAGATGGTTACAAATATTTAATTCAAAATAATTTGTTAGTTTTACAAAAACAAATGGAACAATATGGGACATACTAAAAAAAGAGAACAGAAAAGAACAACAGTAAAAAAAGAAACGTTGTTAAAATCATTGCAACAGAACATGGGAAATGTAACGTTAGCATGTCATTTCTCTAATTGTTCACGTTCAACATTTTACAGATATTGTGAACAGGACGAACAATTTAAAAAAGATGTTGAGGACATTGGTGAAATGGCAATTGATGTATGTGAGGCGGAATTGTGGAAACTGATTAAAGATGGCAACCCAACAGCCATTTTGTTTTTCTTAAAAACGAAAGGAAAAAAACGGGGTTACATTGAACGTCAGGAAATAACAGGTCAGGATGGAAAACCTGTTGTTTGGAATGAAACAAAAACATACACAGCAAATGGAGTTGTCACTGAAACAAACACAGGCAATTGACATATTAGAAAACACAACGCATAACGTTTTAGTTTATGGAGGTGGTGCGGGTGGTGGCAAATCAATATTGGGAACATATTGGATTGTAAAAAGTTGTTTGAAGTTTCCAAACACACGTTGGTTAATTGGTCGGTCACGTTTAAAGATATTGCGTGAAACAACATTGTTAAGTTTATTTGAGGTTTGTAAATTGCAGGGATTACAACCGTTGATTGATTATACATACAACGAACAAAAATCAACCATCACGTTTCACCAAACCAAATCAGTTATATTATTAAAAGATTTATTTCATATGCCATCAGACCCGCAATACAATTCATTGGGGTCATTAGAGGTGACAGGTGTGTTTGTAGATGAGGCCGCAGAAATATCACCAATTGCATATTCAATTTTGCAGTCACGTATTCGTTATCAATTAGACAAATATAATTTAATTCCAAAAACATTGTTGACGTGCAACCCATCAAAAACATGGATTTACACACAGTTTTATCAGAAACATATTAATGGCACGTTGGATGAGAACCATGCGTTCATTCAAAGTTTAGTCACAGACAACCCGCACATTTCAAAACATTACATTAAACAATTGCAGTCATTAGACCAAATGAATAAAAAACGTTTATTGTTTGGTGATTGGTCATACAGTGATGACGACATGACGTTGTTTCATATTGACAAATTAAATGATATGTTTACAAATTCATATGTCAAAGGTGGTGAAAAATACATGACCATTGATGTTGCACGTTTTGGTCGGGACAAATCTGTTGTGTGTGTGTGGGATGGTTGGAAATGTATTCAAATAAAAACATGGGACAAAAACACATTGGACGAATTGGCAAACAACGTCATTAAGATTGCAAGTGATTTCCACATTAGCAGGTCAAACATAATTGCAGACGCAGACGGTGTGGGTGGTGCAATACCTGATATTGTCAAAGGGATTAAATCATTCGTTAATAATTCAAAAGCATTGAACGGTGAGAATTACAAAAATTTAAAATCACAATGTTATTATGCGTTATCAAATAAGGTTGCAAATGGTGAAGTGTATATTCAAACAACAGATACCATTATGAAACAAAATATTATTTCAGAATTGGAATTGTGCAAAATGTATAACATTGACAAAGACAATAAATTGAGTATCACACCAAAGGAACAAATAAAAGGATTGTTGGGACGTTCACCCGATATTGGTGACGCATTAATGATGAGGGCGTTTTTTGAATTTCATAAATCAAAGATTGTTTATTTTGGATAACCCACAAATTGCGTGATTAAACAAATAAAATAAAGTATTATTGCAAGTTATGGAAATAATGAAAACTTTAAACAAAGAACATAAAAAGATTTTAACCCGATTTGAAAAAAGGATTGACAGATTTATTTATGATGTCACAGACAATGGTTATGATTATGAAACGTTTAAAAATTTCATTCCATTAAAAAAACGTGTGACAGCATTGCACAATGTTTTGGGTGCGGATTGTGTTTCAGATGTGAGCAGGTCAGAATGGATTTTTATGTTGCCAAATTTTTTATTGTTCAGTGCGGTTGGATTTTCGTCAGCATTAAAAACAAAAGACAACCAAAAGGAAATTGACGCAATGTGCAATGATTTATTCAGATACATGACCGACACCATCCATGAGTTAAATGAAGTGTTGGACGATTATGAATTGAATGAAAACGCAGAGGACGCGTTGAAATATATTTTAAAACAAAACCAAAAAAATAAAAAACAATGATAAATATTACAGTCGGTGAAAATCAAAGATTTGAATTGCCAAACAAATGGAATGAGATTACAATTGAACAATATGCAAAAATGGTTTCATTAATAAAGCATTACAAATTACATGAGGACACAAAAGAAACAAATATTGACAAAGAACAAAAGTCATTAAACAATTTGCGTTGTTCACAGGAAATATTTTCATATTTAACAGGAATGAAACCACATGAAGTTGGACGAATAGATTTTTCGCAAATGCAGAGTTTGATTGCAGAGATGTCAACATTGTTGCAAAGTCAGGACGTATTAAAAACAGATATTGAAAACGGCACAGTTGAAAGGACAGACCATTTTGTTCATAAAGGAATAAAATATTATTTTCCAAAAATGAATTTGGAGGAAACAACATTTGGTGATTATATTGAAACACAACAATTGAATGTTGCAAATGCAGAAAGTGAGGCGGGACGTTTTGGAGTTATGGCAGAACAGATGGCAATATTATGCAAAGAACAGGGAGTTGAAAACACACCTGAATTAATAAAAAAGAAAACACGTTTGTTTTCTAAATTGGGAATGGATATTGTTTGGCAGTTCATTTTTTTTTTGATGGTGCAAACGAATACATCCACGAAAAATTTGGCGTTGTATTCAAAGATGGCAACAGAAATGGAAACCGCCATGCAACAGAAAATTGGGACATCATGAAAGGTTACGGGTGGTTAAATACTTTGTATGATATTGCACAGGATGGTTTATTTACCAAACATCCACACAACGCAATTGACAGTGTTATGAAAACAAATTTATATGAATGTTTTACGTATTTAAGTTGGAAAACATCAAACAATGAATATCAAAATGCAGTGCGTGAGGGAATGCAACAGGACGCAGAAATTAAAGCAAGACAAAAACAAAACAGATAAAAAGACATGGCAAACAACAACACAGATTTACATGAAATAATATATCAAATGAGAACAGATTGGACGAACAATTGTTGTGGTGTTCCTGAAACAACACCACCAACACCATGTCCACAATTTCATTTTGGTTACCCATCAGATGTTGATGAGTTGCACAAAAAAGATTTACCATTGATGGTTTGCAATGTTCCCACATCAACATCAGTTGTGGATGAGTATGAGGCAAATGTTGTAAATAACACAACAGTTTTTAAAATACAAATTTATCAATTTCACCCGTCACGTTATCAAGTGAGTAACGATTTAATAAAGGCAGGATTATGGGACGAAATGGAACATTGTTTTTATTATTGGTTAAATACAGTGTTGAACAATTTAGGTTCCAAATGTGTTTTGGGAAATGGTGTTGTTCAGATTACAAGACGCACACAAAGCAGTAACGACCAATTGTTACAAATTGAATGCACGTTCAATTTGAATTATTACAGATATTGCATGGCAATAGAATACCCAACACCACCGACACCATAACATGACAGAAAGTAATTACATATTATCTGAATTAAATAAACAGGCAACATTGATTGAGGTTGCAATGGGATTAAAGTTGATTGAGTTAAAACGTGAGGCGTCAGGTTCATTGATAAAATCATTGTCACATAATATTACAGACAGAGGTGATTATTCATTTGACATTGATATTATGGCATTGTCATATTGGTATTATGTTAATTATGGAGTGATGGGGTCAAACATTCCATACGAAGTAAACAGACGGTCAGGTGCAAAAAATTCCCAATACATTGATGGGTTAATTAATTGGTTGAAAATAAAAGGTGTGTCATCTGACAATGATGTGATAAAAGGAATTGCATTTGCAATTGCATACAACCAAACATCAAAAGGTGGTTTGGGTAAGGGAAACCCAATTAATAAAAGTAAATTGGGATTTGTAGAAAAAACAAAAGCACAACGCGACATTCACATTCAAGACATGGCAAATGGATTTCAGAGTGAGGTTGTTGCGTTAATGAAAAACAATTTAGTTGGTGAATTAACAATATTTATTTAAAAGAAAAAACATGGCATTCGTAACAATAAACAGTCAACCATCCGCAAACAGTGTATGTGGGACATTAACAAATATTGATTTCAAATTTACAGAAACAACAGCAAACACAGTTAACGTGATTGTTCAGTGTTATTGGTATAAATATGGTGCATGGCAAACAATAGGAGGAAAAATACGTGTGGCGTCCAATTTGTATAATTCACAACAATACGATTTCAATGCGGCAGGTGTTGCGGCATTATTAGACAAAGCGGAATTGAGTGATTTATCAGGATTGGGTTCGGGTGATGGTTGTTCAGGTGGGGGTTTTGAAACGTTGATTTTTAATACAATGGTTGACAGAAGTGATTTCCCGTTTAAACTAGAAGTTCAAAGAGAATATTTGGACACAGGAACAAACACAATTGAATTAGACAGCGACATTACAACATCAAATGAGTTTTATGTTTGGGAGGCGTCACCACCAATTTCAAATCAAATTTATGATTATTGGGCGGGGTCACAGTCAACAAACCGTTACATGTTGCCATACTTAATGACAGACAACAACAACCAAAATTCAAATTGGTTATGGATGACAGATTGTGTGTTGCAACGTAAAAAAATATGTGTGGCAGGAATGCAACCGCAGTCACAGGATTGTGATTGGGAATGGGTTTATGATGTTAAAATTAAACCAATTGAACAGCATTACATTTTTTGTGGGAATGGAAATTTGAGGTCAGGAATTACAAATTACAATAATCTAATAATTCGCACATATGATGCCCAAAATGAGTTGTTGAATGTCCATACATACAATTGGGGGACAGTGATGTTTGGAGGGTATTCAAATGCAGGTCGTTGTTTTTTTGACGCAGGATGGCGGACATTATCAAAAGGTTTAACAATGGATGTTGGGAGTGAGGGAGTTGACGGCATAAACGTTCACCATTATGTTATTTGGAATGAAGTTGCAGACGCGTCAAACGTTGTTCAAACACCATCAGTAAAATGGTTGTTTACTATTGATAGAAATTGCACAAAGAAAGCACGGCCAATGGCAGCATACCAACGGTTTGCATGGAAAAATGCATTGGGTGGTTTTGATTTCTTTACGTCAGACGGTATGTTAAAAACAGAACGAAAGTTTAAACCGTCACGTTATGCAAAACGTGTTACCGCATTAGGGTCATCAGCAAAAGGAAAACAAAATTATCAGACAGAGGTTGAATACAGGCACAAAGTAACAACACATGAAATGAGTAATTTGGAGGCAGAATGGTTGTCAAAAATGTTGGCGTCACCACAAACATACATCAGAGTTGAAGTGGACAGAGGAATACATGCAGGACAGTGGCCAACACAAACAAATTTAATTGGAATGAACGCACCCGCATATCAGGATTTTGACATTATTGATGGAATGCGTGACAGTGCGGTTTGTAACGAATACATCCCAATTGTGATAAACACAAAATCAATTCAAATAAGCACAACAAAAGACAATTCAGTGAAATTAAAATTCACGTATTCATATGCGTCAGACAACCAATATTTAAGAGATTAAAAAAACAACAACATGGTAAACGGGGACATTTTATTTCAAATCTGGGACAAAGAAACAAACACACAAATTGGTCATTTGGATGTGATGAGTTCAAAAGATTTTCCAATTGCATTGACATACAACATCAAAGACATAATGGACATTTCAAAATCAAAAGGTTCATTTTCAAAAACGTTTAAAATTCCCGCAACAGCAAATAACAGCAAAGTGTTGTCATCAGTATTTATTGAGGGAACATATGAGAGTTTTCAAATTATTGAGGGAAAAATTGCAAAGATTTATTGTGAGGGTCAATTGATTATGCAGGGTGGTTTTAAAATCAAAGGTGTTACACAAATGAAAACACCATTGGTTCAGAGTTATGATTGTGTGGTATTTGGTGAAAACTTTGCGTGGGTTAATGCATTGGACAAACAACCATTATGTGATATTGATTTGGAGGTTGGTGAGAATTTTCCACAACATTCAACATTGTTTGAACATACACGTGACAATGTGATGGACACGTGGCAAGTTATTGACGGTTATGATACAACATCATTGGGTTATGGTTTATGGTTTACGTTTCCCATAATTAACACAGGGAAATGGAATTATGGTGACATGGTTGATTACACAGATTTGTTACCCACATGGTTTATTAAAAATTTAGTTGTTCAAATATTTGCAGGACAGGGTTATACAGTTGTTTCAGATTTCATGGACACAGATTGGTTTAAAAAGTTGGTGACGGTTTTTCCTGTTGCAGAGGACGCGTGGGAAATTGATGAGGTTATTGCGGCGGATGACAGTTGGAATGGAACCATTGGACAGTCAGAATGGAAAATTCCATTGTATTATCGTGACCCCGCATTAGCAGCAACATTAAGATTTCACGGTGCATTGAAACATAACATGATTTCATATGTTGCACCAAACTTTAATAACAACAACCAATGGACGTCCCAACAATTGCAACCTAGAAGTGCAGGGAACCCCGCAAACAATGCACAGATGTGGAATTTTCATGGAACATTTGGCGGGTTTGATGTGTCAACATTTGGAACAAAAACAATTGCAGGATGGTATTGGAAATTTTGGCAAAGTGGTATTGGGACATTGCCACCATACGACCCATCATTGTGTTATGACACGTTGACAAATGGAAATATTAATTATGTTATTGCAGGTTATGAATGGGATTGCATGTGGGAATACTTAACAGCCGCACCCGCAATTGATTGTTTTAACCCACCACCAACACATGCAGGTGTTACACTTTCAGACGTTGCAGTTTTTCAACCTAGTGTTGCAGACAGTTACACATTTAATATTGAGATTGAAACAGAAATGGAGGCGGATTACATTATTAATGATGAACCGTATTTTTATGATTGTCCAAATTCAGGGAGTTCATTCACAGAGGGTGGTTTTTATGGTTATCGGAATGGGTATGGTTTCATTGATAGTTACACAGGTGAGGAGGCAATGTGTGATTATTATTTGCACAGATTATGGTTAATGCATGAACATGCGTCACAAAAATATACAGAGGCAATTTTTTTAGACCAAAATGCAGTGTGGAACAGTAATTCATCCATGAATGGTTGGAATGCAAATTTATGGCCATTGCAGGGAAACCACGTTGTTACATTGTCCGCACAGGGTGTTTTGGTTGATGTGACAGACACAGATGACAGATTTTGGTATTATGTTGAGGTTGTTAGTAACACATCAAAATTAGAGTTTCATGACATCAACCGTATTGGTTCATGTCAGTGTAAATACAGAATAAATGGCGGGACATTTGGTGGTGGTTTAACAACATCAGGTTCGTCAGGTCAGACAGGGACAAACGTTACAACATTGTTGCCGTGTGAAACAACACAGTTGGATTTTGTAAATGGTTTGACGGGGTTGTTCAATTTGTATTGGCAATGTGATGAGATTAACAAAACAATTTCAGTTGAACCACGTGACCAATTTTTTAAACAAAGGTCAGAGGCAATTAATTGGAGTGATAAAATTTCTGTTGACAAAAAACAACATGACAAATTTATTTATGATGTGTTGAACAGAGATTTGTGTTTTACATATGAAAATGATGGGTCAGATGGTTTTGTTGCGGAACGTAATATTTTAAACAACCAAATATGTGAATTGGACAGTTATGTTATGGATTTGGGTGAGTTATACAAAGACAAAGAAAGTAAGTTGGGAACAAACTTTTATTGTCCAACATATATGTTCAGGGACAGTGTGATTGGTAACAACCAACAGTGGTCACCATACATTCCCGTTATTCATAGTGAATACACATTGATTTGGACAAACACAGACCCGAATGCTTATCCTGATAAGATTGAGGATTTTGGTGCTAGAATTTTATATTGGGCGGGAGAAACACCATTGAATTTGGACACAGGTGCAACATCACAATTTATTATGAGATTTGCAAAAGATAACCCCGCACATTCACCATTGGAAAAACGAACATATCCATTAGCATTAACACATCATGACATGGATTGGCAATTTATGGGTTCAATTAATTTACAGGGAAACACGTTTTATCCAACGTTACCATACAATGATTTGGAAACAACAAATCAAGAACCACAACCCGTGCCATTAGTTTACGATAAATGTCAGGGATTATACACATGTTTTTATGAACGTAACATTGAAACATTAATTCAACGTCCAAGATTAAAAACCGCATATTTTAAATTGAACATTGATGACATTGCAAATTTAGATTTAAGAAAATTAATTTATTTGGACACAGGTGTGACAGAGGCAAACAGTTATTGGATTATCAATAAAATTGCGGATTACAAACCAAACAAAAATGAATTGACAAAAGTGGAATTATATCAATACATTCCCGCGTTACCTGAAAAACGAATTTTGTCAGCCAAATACATAAAATTTAACAATGTAAATGGACAACAAACAAAAGATTTTTTATTTGGAAATAATAGGTTGTTGGAAAATAACATGGGACGTTTAGGTGTTGCAGGAAATTCACGTTTTACAAAAGTGAACAACCCAATTGTTAACCCATTATCACGGGGGTTAAATAACAACATGTCACATGACACGGGAGGTTATACGCCAACAGACCCCGCAGCACAGGGCGAGGGTTACAAAATAAAAGGATGGAACAAACCCGCAACCATTTTAACTAGCAAAACGCAAAAAGGCACAAACGTTGGTTTTAACAACAATGTTGTTTTTGGTTCAGGACAGGTTGCAATTGGAAAAAATTTGAGAAACTTAAAATCAAATGTTATTTACATTGGTAAGGGTGCAGGGTCAGCAACAAATTCAAACCCAATTCAAATTTTGTCAGGACAGAAAAACCCCGCATTAGCAATTGACAGGGATGGAAATGTTTTGGAGGGTGGTGGCGGAGTTATCATGGCACAGGACGCAAGTGGAAATTATTATGAGGTTTATAGTGAGGTTGACAGTGGAATGTGGACACCAAACATCAGTATTAGAAAAGTATTAAAAAGCAGATAAAATTATGGCAACAAATTTAGAAACAATTTTAAAAATAAAAGTTGACGGCACGTCAGACATGGTTGCATTAAAAACTGAAATTGACGCAACACAAAAGGAATTAAAAACCTTAAAAGACGAACAAAAAACCGCAGGAAAAGACAGTGCCAAATACAGTAAATCAATTGTTGAAACCGAAACAAAATTAAAAGCAATGCGTTCCGAGTTGAACAAAAGCAAACAGGAAACAATTAAAATGAACGCAGCCATGAATGCAAGTGGCAAAAGTTACAATGATTTAACAAAAAAGAATGCCGCATTATCTGTTCAATTGAGAAAATTGGCCGACCCATTAGGAAAAAACAAAAAGGAGTTTCAAAAGATTTCCGCAGAAATGAATAAAAACACCGAAAGTTTAAAAAAGATGGACAAAGCAATGGGACGTCAACAAAGAAATGTTGGGAATTATGGTGCAGCATTATCAGGGATGGCGGTTAAATTAGGTGCAGCCGTGATGGCATTTAAAACAATGGAACGTGCAATTGGTGCGTTTAGTGAATTTGAATTTCAAATTAAACAGGTTGGTGTTTTATCGGGTGCAACAGCCACACAAATGAAAGAGTTAAGCGACCAAGCAAAAGAATTAGGGTCATCAACAGCATTTACCGCAGGACAGGTTGCAGGGTTGCAAGTTAATTTGTCCAAATTAGGTTTTAAATCTGACGAAATACAGGAAATGACGTCATCAACATTAGATTTGGCATATGCATTTGGAAATGATTTGGGACAAACCGCAGAGCAGGTGGGTATAACATTAAAGGCATTCAACATGGACGCGAGTGAGGCAACACGTGTCACAGATGTTATGGCCGCAGCATTTTCAAACACAATGTTAGATTTGGAAAAATTTGGAGTGGCAATGCCAAAAGTGGCGTCCATTGCAAAAACAATGGGATTTTCTTTTGAGGACACAACAACAATTTTGGGAACACTAGCCAACACAGGAATGGAGGCGTCCACAAGTGCAACAGCGTTGAAAAATATATTTTTAAAACTAGCAGACCCAACAGGTGCGTTGGCAAAGTCATTAGGACGAAACATTACAAGTGTTGATGAGTTGGTTCCCGCATTAAAAGAATTGGAGGCAAAGGGAATTGATGTTGCGGGAATGTTAGAAATAACAGACAAAAGAAGTGTGGCGGCATTTGCAACAATGTTAAGTGGTTCGGATGATATTAAGGTGTTAAATCAAACATTAAAAAATTCAGAGGGAACAACAAAGAAATTTGCGGATGTTATGCGTGACAGTTTAAAGGGACGAATTGATGAGGTTAAAAGTTCCGCAGAGGGATTGGTGATTGAATTGGTTGAGGGTTTAGAACCCGCAATTAGTTTGTTATTAGAGGGTGTAACAGTATTGTTTAATGTTTTAAAAGCATTGTCACCTGTAATATTAACGGCAACCGCAGCATTTGTGGGTTACAAAACGGTGATTATTGCAGGAACCGCACAAACATGGTTGGCAACAAAAGCAACAACAGCATACAACACCGTTAATAAATTATTCACCACAGGAACAAAAGGTGCAACAATAGCACAACGGGCATTTAATCTAGCGGTAAAAGCAAACCCAATTGGTCTTTTAGTTTCAGGAATTGCAGCCGCAGTTGCATTATGGTCAACATTTAGCAGTGACGCGGAGGACAGTGCAGAGGCAATTAAGGAGGTAAACACACAACGTGAGGCGTTTGGAAAAATAAACATGGACGCAGAAAAACAACAGGTTAATGAAATTGCAAACGTAAAACAATTGATTTCAGTTATTGGAAATGAAAACAAATCACGTGAGGAACGAACAAAAGCAATTAAAGATTTAAACGCCATCACACCCGTCACCATAACAAATCTGAATGACGAAAAAAAGTTGGCAAAAGAATTGGAGAGAGCATATGAGGACGCGGTTGGTGCAATAAAGAAAAAAATAATTTTACAAGCGTCAGAGGCACAGGTTGCAGAGTTAATAAAAGAGGAATTGAGATTGCAGGACGAATTATTGGCAAGTAAAGTTGAGGAGGCAAAAATGCGTTTAAAATTGAAAGGCATTACAAATGAAGTGACAAAAGAGGGAATTATTTTGGGTAAGGTCATGAATGAGAACACAGGATTAATGGAGGAGAATGCAAATGCATTTGAATTTTTAGAGGACGAAATGGGCAGCATGGTGCGTGGTTATCAATGGAGTGCGGACAAATATGATGAGGCAACCAACGACCATAATGACGCCATCAACACGGTAAATGGAAATTTAGGAACACAGAGTGTATTGACGGGACAAATAACAGAATTGCAGGGTCAACAAACTGAAATAATGAAAAAAGCCAATGAAACAATTGAACGTATGGGTTTAAATCTTGAGGAAAACACCCGCAAGAAAAAAGATGACCGCGACGCATACACAAAATTGAAAGATGAGGTGTCTAAATATGAACAACAATTGAGAAATGCAATTGCAACAGGTAAAGATACCACCGCAATTAATGAGAAATTAAAGACAGCAAAAAAGAATTTGGCAGATGTTGACAATAAGGTGACAAAACAATTGGCCGATAATGATAAAAAATTGCAAAACAACAATGCGGGAATTATTGAAAAAATTGCAAAGCAAGAAAAAACAATTGAGTTAGAAAAACAAGAATTAAAAAACATTGAAAAATTACAAAAGGCAGGTGCGGATTTAGCAAAAGAGCAAATTCAACAGGCATTGGATGTTGCAGAGGCACAGTTGCAATTATATTTAATGCAAATCAATATGTCAAACGAAAGTGCGGAAACACAGGCCGCAAATATTAACCGAGTAAAAAACGAAATTGCAGGTTTAAATAACAAATTGGCAACCTTAAATGAGGAAAACTCAGAAACCGCACCCGCAGGTTTTATGAACAGGGCATTATTTGGAACAGGTGGTGAGGACGCAGAGGGAACAGCATTCACAGGTGCCGATTTTGTTAATGCGTTGAGCAACACAATTGGAATGGCAATGGATATTATGGCAGGGTTTAATGCATTGCAGAATGAACAAACCAATGCACAGTTGCAAACAATGACAGAGGCAAAGACAAAAGAGGTTGAGGAATTTAAGAAAACAACAGAATACAAAATGATGTCATCCGAAGACCAAGCCAAAGCAATTGAGGCAATTGAAAAAAAGCATGATGACAAAATGTTGGCACTAAAAATTGAACAGTTTGAAAAAAATAAAAAGTTCCAAAGGTCACAGGCAATTATGGCGGGTGCAATGGCCATCATGCAAATTTGGTCATCAACAGCAACAGGAAATGCAATTGCAGACGCAATTATTAAAAGTATTTTGACCGCAGGTATGATTGCAATGACAGGTGTGCAAATTGCAACAATTAATGCAGCACCACCACCAACCGCAGAGTTTGGAGGAATTGAGGGTGAAACATTTGCAGACGGTGGGATGGTTCATGGACGTTCACATGCACAGGGAGGTGAGAAATTTAAGGTTGGAGGACGTGTGGTTGAATTGGAGGGTGGTGAGGCCGTTATTAATAAAAGGTCAACCGCAATGTTCAGACCACAATTGAGTGCAATGAATGAGGCAGGTGGCGGAAAAAAGTTTGCAGACGGTGGGATGACCTTTGCAACAGATATTTTACAAGACCAATCATTGGCAATGGCAAATGCATTAACATCACAGGAACAACAACAGGTCGTATTAGTTGAGGCGGATGTGACCGACAGTCAACAGAGTGTCCAAAATATTGAGGCACAGGCAACATTTTAAAAATTAAAAAAAAGATTAAATTATGAAAAAAATTATTTGTAAATTATTGTGTT